CCTAACAAGTTTGGCACAGACGAGCGTTATAAAACTGTTATCAAAAGTGGTAGAAGTGGGAAAGAGACCTCCCTTATACTGGAACTACATGGAAATACAAACCGACAGAAAGAGAGATTACCATGTGGGAGAACCAAGAGAACCAAAACCCAGCCGAGAACACCGAGGCCGAGGTTGTAAAACCAACTTACGAGGAGTTGGAGAACAACCTGTCTCTGATGACTGCTCAGTTGGACAGCGCTAGGAGAAACGCAGACCACTTTGTAAAACTAGTGGCTACTCGTAACTCTCAGGTCGAAAGTCTGGAGGATTACCTAAAAGAAAACTGGGAAAGCCTTGACACTCACGCCGAGGAAATCGCAGAAATCTTTGACATTGAAGTCACCAGCACCAAGGCATTCAAGATGACCATTGAAGTCGAAGTCGAAGTCACGGCCAACAGCCCTGCTTACGACTGGTCGAACTTTGACGGATCAGAGATCGACTTTGATGTTTCTGCCAGCATCGGCTACCACTCACGCACCGACCTTAATGATGTGACTGTGGACAGGTCAGATGTTATCGATTGCGAGGAAAACTAAATAGATTTGGTAGGGCTAGGTCTCTTTTCTCCCTAGCCCTACCGCTCCCCTCTGAGAATGGGGCGACGCCAAACCGAGGTCAGGCTTGCCAGACAAGTGTTAGTGCCTTGACTCCATTCTCAGTAAAGCAACAAGCCCGCCAGCCCCCCCAACTGGCGGGCTTGTTCATTTTGTTAGGTTGGAAGCCTTTTTGCCTAAGCAGCTGTTTGTGCCCGTCGGTCTTTATAGGCAAAAAGGCTTCCAACCCAGCAAGTTTATTACGAAAGAGCGTTATACAATCGTTATCAAAAATGTCGCATAGAGAGAGAGAATGAGAGTAAGGTAGGTATTACCTAAACAGAAAGAGGTTGCCAAATGGCAGACTACAAAGAAGTTCCATTTACCTGTGACGCTTGCTACGAACGCCCTGCGGTTGTTCAAATCGTTATAGGTGCGTATTACCCACAACCAGTCCCAGTATGTAAGAGTTGCGCCCTAGACGCACTAAACAATCCTGACGACTGGTTTATCTATGTTCCAACGCAAAGAGAATACGAGACAGAAACGGAGAGCAACAATGCGTAAGAACCCTGTTACAGAAATAGCAATCATCTGTGATGAGTGCGAAACCACTGCCACCATTACCACTGGGCTAAACGGAGCAATCCTAGTAAGCCCTTGCGAGTGCGTAGGAGAGGAGAACTAATGCCTAAGTTTCAGTTCCGAGAAATCGAAAACACAATCGCAATCATCACCTTTGAGGCTGATGACCTAGAACACGCCCAGATACTTATGGACGAAGTTCTCTCTTGGGAAGACTTACCAAACTCAGAGCGCTTTTACAAAAACGGCGACACCGACTGGGACGACCCACAGAAAGTGGACTGGTAATGGGTAAACACAAAGCACCAATGACTCCGCGAGCCTTTCTCATCCGTGCGATAAGCCTATTAGTAAGGTCTCTTGCCACTCTACAAGCCAAACTTATTATGGGAAGCAGGAAAAAGTGACGGAAAAGGAACTTGCGGAATGCTACAAGTGTGGTGTAGACTTACAGGTATACCCAGAAGTAGTCCATCCACTATGTAAGGACTGCGAACAAGACAATCTTGACTGGCTCAACGCTGAGTTAGACAAACTAGACGGCAGGTAGACCCCCAACTACCTGCGGGCGGGGTATCTTCCCCCTTTCTGTCCCCCGCCCAGAAGCCCCAAGCATCACTATTTGCTTGGGGCTTCACCTTTACCCACGGCAAACTACGCAGATTTGTTAGGTTGGAGCCTTTTAGCCTTAGCCGTGCCGTGCAAGCACGCATGCGGATATAGCTGAAAAGGCTAAAAGGCTCCAACCTAACAAGTTTATTGGGCTTTTATAACGATTCCATAACAAAGAGAGAGTCGGCCTTGACTTTTTCATTGGTTATTGCTATAGAGAGAGAGTATAACGATACGATAACGCCTATTGACAGAGAGAGAGGGGTATGCTAAGGCCGCGCTAGGCTACTGCCTAATAAGCCTGTTCCGCAAGCAGGGATAAGCCCAGATTGGCAGGGAGGTAGCCGATTTTTGTATCTGATACACCGCATAGAGAGAGAGGGGTGTATGATTCGAAACAGCAGGAGACTACACTCATCTCTATCTCTCTATTAGTTTCTCTCTCTCTAATAGGTGAATACAAAGAAATAAGCAAAGCCCCTACTTTTTTGCCGAAGGGCGTGTGTGCGACGACATCTATAACATTTTGATAACGGTTGATGTTTTAATACCAAAATACCTTTGTCAAGTCACCCAGATAGAGTAGGCTGTTCCTTGTAGCCAAGAGAAACGCTCAAGGCACGAACAGAAAGAGAACCAAATGTCAATAGCCCTATTAGTTGAGAGCCAGATTGTTCAAGGCAAACAACAGACCCTAATCGTTCCAACCGCTAACGAAGTGTTGGCGTTCCACCGACTATTCAACGGACAGCGTGGGCGTGGCTCTCGTTGGACACGAGCCTCGTTCGGTTTCCCTACCGACCTCGTTACCAATGAGCCTGTCGGCGTGCTTATCTCCGAGCGTGATGTAGTCAATGCCAAAATGGGTGTCGTGACCTCACTCGCAACCAAAGCCCTAGCGGTTACCCCTGTCGCTATCAACACGCCTGTCTCTCACGCAGACTTGGTTGAGACCCTAACAGACCAGTTATACTCTGGCGACCAAGACCTCAACCGCTATGTGTCTGACGGTAGGCGCACAAACCCAGTTGCTCTCAAGCCTATTAAGGAACTTGAGCCAGCGTTCATCTCAATCGCCTCAACCATTGACAGCCCTGTTGCGGAAGTGACCGTGACCACGCCTATCAAATCCTCGGCTCTCGCACCTGTCGAACTCGCAAGCGTGCCTGACAAGAAGTGGGCAGAGACTTATCTAAACCGTTATGTAATCCCAAAGACCGTCAGAGACTTTGATGTTCTGGACACAGCCAAAGCCGAAAAGCAGAATGTCATTATTCGTGGTGGCGCAGGCTCGGGTAAGACTATGTGTGTCTTGGCGTGGGCAAGCACGAACAACTACCGCTACTACAACATCTCTGCGAATGTCGGGCTTGAGCCTAGTCACCTATTCGGCGCTTGGACACCGACAGAGCAGGCAGGCGTATTCAAGTGGCAAGACGGACCTGTAACAGACTTGGTAAGACACGGTGGCGTGCTACTCCTCAACGAGATTGACTTTATGCCAGAGCGCATTACAACAGTTTTGTTTGGTTTGCTAGACGACAGACGAGAAATCCAACTGCTAGAAAATGGTGGCGAGGTAATCAAGGCTCACCCAGACCTAGTTGTCATTGGTGACCACAATCCGAACTACCGAGGCTCACGCCCTATGAACCAAGCGTGGAAAGACCGTTTCGTTCACAAGTTGGAGTTCGACTACGACAAGGCGATTGAGCGCAAACTTATTAAGTCACCTGCTCTGCTTGAAGTCGCTAACAAACTGCGCCAGCAATCAGACAAGGGCGAGATTGAAACCCCTGTATCAACTCGTGGGCTTATCGGCTTTGTTAAGAATGTTGAGGCTCTAGGTCTTGACTACGCTATTATGTCTTACATCAACGGTTTCTTGGATGACGAGCGTGAGGCGGTCAAGTTGGTAATGGACACCGCTAAATCAAACATTGGCAAGGACTTCGGTATTTTAGTAGAGACCGTAACCTTTCAGGCAGACGAGGTACAGAACTAATGGCTAAGAACATCAGAACCACAGAAATCGGTATGGGCGGATACTGGGATGAGTGGAAAAAGTTTTCAGAGGATACTGGAATGAGTGGCGACCACCCTTCTAGCGAGGTTATCTCCGAGGAGGCTAAACGAACTGGCGAGACTATTGAGGTTGTCAATGCTCGCAAGTGGGAGGAGTACCAACTCTTTCGTGAGATGTTTGCCGAACATTGGGCAAAAATCAGAGCGCCTTTTGAGCAGAACCTACTTATCAGAAATAACTTGTTAGATAGTTTTTGCTCGGTGTATCAGAGGGCAGACCGTATCTTAACTAACTTGTCAGTAGAGGTGTTCTTGAACGAACTGCCACTAGAGCAATCCCCAGCGTGGAATGACGGTAAGAATGTCACTTTCAACGCCAGCAAAATCGCCGACCTTTCTGACGACACGGTAACTTCACTACACGGTTTGAACTATCACGAGTTGGCACACTTGCTCTACACGCCTCGTATTGGAACTGCTCTCGGCAAGTGGATAACAGAGCGCAAGACTATTACGCACACTAACTCCTACGAGTACGACAGCCGAACCTACACGACCTCCTATGACGAGGTTCAGGTTGTAGAACCTAAGCGTGCTATCGCCTTTAACATCCTTGAGGATTGTCGAGCCGAATACTTTATGACCCTAAAGTATCCAAGCACGAGGCCGTTCTTTGTAGCCCTATTAGGCGAGTACATAGCCAAGAACTCTGAACAGTTGTCAGACAACTTTATTCTGTTGGCAGGTCGCAGATACTTCTCGCTTTCGGCACGACAGTATTCGGCTATGGCTTTCGCAAAGGAACACGGTCAGGACAAAGCACAGCAAGTTTATTCTATTTGCTCGGAGTATCGCACCCTCGTCTATCCACGAGACTACACACGAGGTCAGGAACTCATAGAGGCTATTATGCCTTTCATCCCAGATTCTTTAGAGACACCTAACGGTTGCGCTAATAGACCTATTATGCGAAATGGCAAGCCTGCCACACAGGGCGAGCAGGAGACATTGGTTAATGGTGACCCAGACAAGGACAGTAACGACCTTGAATGGAACGGTGGGTACTCTAAGACAGGCGAGGATTCTGACGGTGAGGTAACTGACGAACAAGCGCAGTTTAATACCAAAACCGACAGCGAGGTAATGGAGGCTATTGAGCAGGCGGTCAGGCGTGCCAAGTCTGACCCTAGCCTCGTCAAGAAAGTATCCGACACTACTAAGGCTATTAACAAGGATTCATCTACCAAGTCTATTTTGGGCAAGACGAATGGCAAGCCCTACGAGCCAACCCAAGCAGAAGTGGTGGCTAGTCGCCTGTTCGGTCAGGAACTAGAGCGTATCAGGATTGATAGCGACCCTGCTTGGGAACTTGAGCGACCAACTGGCAAGTTGAATGTCAGGCGTGCTATGAACTCTGATGTTAATGAAGTCAATAAACTATTTGACCGTTGGACTATGGGTAATGACGAGTACGACATTGAGGCGTGTATCTTGCTTGACAAGTCTGGCTCTATGTATAGCGAAATAGGCTCAGCAAGTCGCTCGGCTTGGATTATCAAGCGTGCCATTGAGAAAATCAACGGTAAGGTGACGGTTATGACTTTCAATCACGAAAGTCGTATCTTGTACTCTCGTGACCAAAGGGCTAGTGCGACCTCGGTAGCAGTTGTGGATTCTAGCGGTGGCACAGAGCCTCGCTATGGGATTATGGAAAGCCAGCGTATCTTTGAGCAATCACAGGCTAAGACTAAACTATTATTCTTGCTAACTGACGGAGTGTTCGACAACGACAGCGACAGCGTGATTGAGGCTATGAACCGCAACGGAGTATTTACCAGCATTGTATTCCTAAGTAGTGGCTCGGGCATAGACGACATTATGAAAGACCCTAAACAGCGTGAGGAAATGTCTCACCGTGCTAAAAACTTCCGAGCAATCGCAAGCCCTAACGACCTTGTTAAAGTTGCTAAGGATGTAGTTAAATACACGATTAAGACAGGTAAATAAAATGACCCTTGAGGAAATGAAATCTGACATAGCAGACCGCTTAGTCAGACACACCGAGGCTATGGAACACGCCGAGGCAGACGGTAACAGCGACTATGATTATTACGAGGGGCTTACAGACGCCTATGCGCTCGTAATGGTTATGCTAAACGAACTTGTTTTATCAGAGAAAGGTAAATAAGAAAATGGTATTTGGAAAACTGTGGGCTACCGAGTGGGTATGCCCTGCCTGTGGCTGTAACGCTAGTGACGCAACCATTCGCAACTGTGACGAGTGCTTGCTCAAGTTTTACTTCGACAACGAGAACGCCAGCAACTTCGGAGAATGGCAAGAGCCTAACAAGTCTGGTATGAATGACGAGGCTTGGGCGCAGACAGCGCAACTAGCGGAACTAACTGGTTACAAACAGGGAGTTCAAGATGTTCTCGTAAATCTTGCGGAGTTTGTCGGTCAAGGTGGTAGCATTGACCTTACAAATGTTGAGGCTTGGATAGCGACCTATGGAGATGAACCTCCTTGTAAATACTGCCACCACATCCCTTGTAACTGTAACAATCTAGATTAGAAAGAAGTAAAAAATGACCGCTACACACAAAACCTTTATTGAGTACCCATACGAGCAGAATGTTATGTGGGTGACAGATGACGGAACTTATGGCTCTGGAGACTTGCTTGTCATCAACACGACCAACTGGACAGAGGGGGAACTTGAGCGGGTATCCGATTCAAGCGACAATGACCGTATCAAAATCGCCCGAGAAATCGCATTATCAAAGGAGACTAACTAATGCCTAAATACATTATTACCAAAGTTGAGCGTTACGAGATTGAGAGTGACCACGACCCACGCACAGTATTAAATCACTTTCACCACTTCTACAATAATCTTGAAGAGCCTATTCCGCTTGTTATGGAAGAGGACAACTTTGAGTATCTTGACGGTTCAGACACAATCGAAGAAAGCGAGACCGAGTAATGTCTATTAAAGCGCTGGAAACATTCGCAATCACCAAAGAGGACTTTGAGGGCTATCTAGGTAATCCTATTACAGATGAACAATGGTTCGCCCTCGCTGGAGAGATTGACGGCAGGGTAGATAACTACCTTGACGAACTGCTGGAAATGCTAGTAACCGAAGTACAAGAGGGAGAGTGGGAGTAATGAGAACTATTGAGGTTTCCTACACCGCTACTTACTATGTGGATGTTCCTGATTCTTGGGAGATTACCGAGGAACAGGGCGACCAGATTATCCGAATGGCTATCGAACAGCACGAGGATAACCCAGACGGGACTTGGGAGATTGTTGGAGAGTTGAGCAAACTTTCAGAGTGTCCAGAGTGCGGAGAGATGTCAGACGACTTTCGTGGCGATTGGTGTAAAGATTGTGACAAGCAGGGAGGGGCTAACTAATGAAAGACGACATTCTGCTTGACTACACTATTCGCATTATCGTAGATGATGTATCGCCAGACAACAATCCACGCTCGGAGTTTCGTGCCTCTGTCTATGACGAGGATGACCTGCTTGCTGACGGTTGGGGAGACACTATTGACTTAGCCATACGCAACGCCGTAATGGAATGGACAACGATTTAAATGCCTAGCAAGTTTGAAGAGTTATTTAACAGCCCTGAAAGCACTTGCCCTAAATGCTTTGACGACTACCCTACCGAAGACCTGAACTATGCTAGTGAAGACCCTAGTAAGTTTATGCTATGTCCTGAATGTTTAACTAAGGAAAACTAAATGCCTAAATACACAGTATTTATCACCTACGGAGTGACCGTAGAGACCGACACACCCGTCACGGATGGCAACTTTGAGAGCCAGACCTTACACATAACTAACAAAGCAGTTACAAAAATGTTCTCTCACGGAGAGAATGAAGTTGCGCTTAGTGCCGACTTTGAGATTGAGGAATGGGATGAAAATGAATGATTGGGTTTTGCCAGACGAGAGCAAGAAAAAAATGCTTGAACTAACTGCCGTAGAAAAAGAGACTCTAGCAGGCTTTCTTATTTGGTCGCTGGAGAACGGTATTAAGAACATCTATTTCACAGACGCCGTTCCTGCCTTGAGAAGTATCTTAGAGAAGTTGGCTGACTAATGGAAACCGTTTGTGTAATGTGCCAAAAAGAGAAGAGCAACATCACCCTTGATGTAGCCAAAGGCGTAACTAAAAGAGTTTGTTTAGACTGCTTTGACGAGTTCCTTGACAGCCTTACTAACACACCAATAGACTTGCCACGACAAGACCCAGATGACGAGAGAAAGTATGGTCGCTACTAATGGATAGCCTCTGCGATTACTGCCAAGACGACTTTGACAAAGCCGATTTAAATGACGAAATGCTTTGTGAGAGTTGCGCCAAGTATTACTGCTACGACTGTAACTATTCACCCTGCGCCTGTAAGGAACTATCTTGTTTAACTTGTGACAAGTTGCCCTGCGCCTGTAAAGAACTGGAGAGTTAAATGGAACAGAGAATAACCTTTACAGAGATGAGCCTGCTAATCGCAGGTCACAAAGAGATAAATAATGTAGAGTTTTCACACAAACTTACAGAGAGCGTTTTTTACGATTTTATGCTTTGGTCAAGTCTTGACCTTGAGAGACACCGCAGTCTTGTTACACCTAACGATTGGCTAGACGAATACGCCGAGTTTGATTGCGCTTTTGAAGATTGGTTAGAGAGTAGAACCTAGCCCGCAAAGCCAAAGAGCCACCAGCGATTATGCTGGTGGCTCTTTTGTTGGTTTGGGTTTATTTATTATTTTCGGTGATTAGTTTGATTTCACAGGCGTCAGTTGTACAGTACGCTTCGCCTATGGCCTCGGACCCTAGGCCCTGATAAACACCTACGAAGTCAATAGGAAACAAACTTAATGCGTATTTGTCGTATTCCTCTTGAGTTATTTGGGTGTATGGCATTTGCGGATAAGTGTGGTTACCCATAGGCAAGAACGATACAGTTTTTAGTTGTCCGTCGAAGAGGTGTAAAACAGTACCAATGTGGTCTTTTTCGGTATCAGAATCAAACGAAACTGTAACTGAAACCGAGTTATCTGACCAGTATCGCTGCGCCGTCGCTGCGAGAGAGGCTTTTTCAAAGATAGAAACATCTTTCTCAGAGCGCTTTGCGAGAGATTTAATGGGAAAGAAAACTACTGAGGTATTAACAGGGTCTTCCGACGCTGGTTCTACGCGGTAGTTAGCCATTTTAAAGAGAGCAATCATCGCGTCTTCGTTTCTAAAACGAATGGCGCGTAGGAAATACTCGCCGCCTGGTGTCCAATGAACACCAGGAGATTCACCAGCGAGGATAGAAACAGTTCCAGAAGGCTTGATAGTCGTGGTTTTAATAGATTCACGGATACCTAGCCATTCAGAATAGGTTTTATCATAGTTTATTACAGTCTCATAGCCAGTATTCATCCACTCCTGAAGCACAGGTAGGCCATTTAAATCGGCAAAGTTTGCTACGCCAGACATTGAAGTTCCAATACGGCGGTTGCGTTGCATTATGGCATTTGTCTCTTCCCAATGCGTAGGAAGTAGAGTCACGGTCTTTGCGTAGAGATAAGCAAACTTGAGAGTACGCTTATAGTCTTCCAAAGATTCGTGACGGTTTAGATAAGTCTCAACGAGAGTACACATCTCAAACGATTCGAGAGACTGCTCGGCGCAAGGGTTGTAGCCCGCAGCACGCCAGTCTTTATTATTAGGAGAATCCACTAGGCGACCATACTTGCGAGTGGTGTCCATCCAGATTACCCCTGGTTCTCCGTTGCGTGCGATACCCTCCACAATCGGAGAGAAGTCAGTTCCAACAGAAACCTCAACAGAGTTATTAGACATCCAGCCCCAGCCTGGTGCTTCAGGGTCATAGGAGTTGCGAGCAGGAAACTTGTCAGAGTTTTTAAGATTCAAAAAGTCTTCGTCATCAATCCGACCTAACAAAAGCTCGGCTGAGCGGCGCACATTTCCAGAAACGACACAGACGCCAATCAAGTTACCAATGTCAGCAATATCTACACCAGTTAGCAGTTCACCAGCACGACCAATAAACAAGTTGCGAATGTGGTTGTGAAGTGAGATTAGTGGTTCAGGACCAGAGGCAGTTCCGCCAAAGGTAGAGATTGGAGAACCAAAAGGTCGAACTTGAGAGTAATCAAAATCCCAAGCAGGCTGGTCAGGCTTCAGATAAGAGTTAATGAGAGCCATAGTTGATTCAGCCCAGCCCTCACGAGTGTCTGGAATAATATATTCCGACGGAGTTTTGGGTTCATAAATAGTAAAACCCTTGTCAGCGCCCTTGTTGTCAAAGCCTACACCGACGCCTAGCATCGAAGCTTCCATCAAGAAGCCGAATGGTTTGGCAGGATTGTTTTTATTCATTTCATTAGTGGAAACAAATGCACAATTCTGAAGTGCTGCGCTATTTTTTTGCTCATTTACAAGCGGAGTACCCATCACCCAAAGTCCGCGGCCTGGTGGTGTCCACTTGAAGTTAAAAAGCCTGTCATAAGCCTCTTTAGCAGAAGCCTGCGCCTTAGCGTCATTCCAAGGCAAACGATTTGTCTTACAGTGGTCTTTCTGAAGTGAGTACATTCCATTAATAACACGCTCACAAACATCTGCCCAAGTCTCTTTAGTGCCATCCTCTTTAATACGAGAGTAGGTACGAAGAAAAGTAATCTCACCAACAGAGTTTCCAGCGACGTCTTTATATCCCCAGGGAACTTTTTTTGTCTTATAACCCTCTACGAAATCGGTTGTTAGTTTAAATGATAACGCCATTATTGTCCTGTTCTTTTATTTTTTAGGGGAAGTGTTCCAGTATAACTTACGCCTGTTTTTTATACCTAGGGAGTACTGTTCTGGGTGTATTCTTTTTAGCAATTTTGGACTATGCCAATGCACGCTAAAATAGCTACATATATCAGATATAAATTACTCTGGATTTATCTTACGAATTACCTCATTTGTTTGCTCTTCAGTAAGACCATTATTAGGCAATTCATTTAATTTAGAAGCCCGCTCACCAAACAAAGACGACAGTACGCCAGCTCCGCCGCTGCGTTCAAGCGTGACTCGCATCATCTCTTTTGATTCGTCTAATTCTTTAATAGTTTTAAGCATTTTAAAGAACCTATCTACTTCCTGACCAACATTTGGATCAGGATAACCGCCGTTCAAATCCTCTGTAAACTTGGCAAATGCTACTCTTTGCCCTTGCATTTCAACAAAAGCGTTGATTAGACCCTTGAGTTGTTCCTTGGTCTTGACTTCGACGGGCAAGTTAAACGCACAAGCGTTGTCGGGCTTAAAAGCAGGACAGTTATCCTTGACAAAACAAGTATTACACTGTCTTAAACTGGTACTATTTGAGCGAATAACTGGTACTTCTTTGAGAACATCACGACCAGTTTCATCAGTTTCAATGACCCGAGTAATGTCTACTCCAAGGACTGGCAAAGTAGTCATTTCAGCAGGATTTCTCTTAATAAGTTTGTTCGTTTCTGCTACTGATATATCAGTAGTGTCGGAGGTAGTTTGTGCGATTTCCGTGGGTAACTTTTCAGCACTTATATCTGATATATGTGAAGTGCTAGTTAACCAGATTTCTAACTGTTGGTATGACCATACAGCAAGTTTAGAGACCTCAACAGCGTCATCCGCTAGTATTTTATCAAAGTCCAAATTAGCAGCCTCGTACGCGGCTTTATAGCGTGGTCGGGCTTGCTCTTTCATATTTTTAGGGTAACGGTGTAACTGATTACCAAACCAAACGATGGTTTCCCCGCGCATCATCGGTGATAGCCAAGACAAGGTGCTAGCGGTTTCAAATGGGGAATTACGAAGTGCGTCTGGTTTTGCCATGCCCATAGCATGGAAGCGAGTCCCGTGTTGCGCTGCGAGCTTTCTGCAGATAGGAGCCATCACTTCTGCGGTCTCTCCAGGCATAAATACATTTAAATACCTAGTGGCAAGGTCTTCTAAATTACCAGAAATGTAGATAACACCAAACTTTTCGTCGTCCACGTCGTTCCACGCGGCCAATCGCTGCGCGTTTATGAACTCTTCGGACAAACTTTGGTGCTGAACCTCTGTAAAAATAGTAATTCGGTCTAGATTTTCTGAAATAAATGATTCATAATCAGCGCAAAAGTCTTCAAGTTCCTCTTGCGTAAGCTGAGCTGCGGCGGGTATACCTGGGAACACATAAATCTCTACTTCATCCACAAATCTGTCGGATAATAGGAATTTTTTAGTAGTAGGTAGCCCGCGCTTAACTGCGCCCCAGTAACTAAACCCGACTCGTTTTGCGTTCATTGAGCCTAGAATTACTTTATTGCTAGGTACTTCTGCGCCTAAAAATACTAATTTACTCATTTTTTCTGTCATCCTCTAGCATCATGTCTACTTGCTTGTCTAGTTCTCCTACTAGGTCAGACCAACTCTTGCGTCCAACTCTACCATCAGGCCGAAACTTAGCACTCTGATAGACAGGATGTAGCCATAATAGGGCTTTAATGCCATTTTGAAGGCATTTCGTAGCTAAATCAACATCAGCTAGGATAACCATGTATACGGGCCCTGCAGACTGCTGGTGCTGTATTTTGAGGAAGTCTTTATCTTCATATTCACCTACGGTTTTATTGGAAATAAATCCGTCAACATCATTAAGTTTGTGCTCTTTACACCAGCGAAGTGCTTCTTCTTGGTCATCACATGCAATAAACACTGATCCATTTACGTTCAGGGCTTTATATAAAGAAACACCCTCATAAATAGGTACTTTATTGTTGGAGCGTAAAACGCCGTCCATAAATAGGACAATTGCCACGATGTAGTCTTTCTAAAAACGATTGGTTGCTGCGCGTCTAATGAGTGTATTGGCGTCGGGTAGGTCTACACCGTAGGTTCTTTGAGTCAGCGCCTCATCTTGGGCGTCCATCTCATCTTTTAATGCTCGTAGTGCTTGAATAACTCCAGATTGCTTACCTACTTGCCACCTGTAATTAGCAAAATCCGAGTAACCCTCACCAGATGGGCTAAATGCGTTAGAGCGTTCGGTATGCACGCTATCGTACAAAGCCATTCCCTGGGACATAGCCATACGCATTTCAGATCTAGCGTTTGCTTTAATAGCGTCATTGCTAGCAGATTCGTATTTTGCCTGTGCAGTTCGGTAATTGCTAAGGATTTTAATAGCCTGTAGCCTGTCACTTTCCGCGGCATTCTTCCACGAAGGTAGGATTACTAACGGCTGTAGGTCGGGGGTGACTGTCCAACTGTCGTCGGTTAATGAGTAAGCGGCGTAAGGTTTAATGTCTACAATATTACTGCGTACATTTACATAGAAAGTAAGCTCAAAGTCGTTAAGAAAACGCTCGGTAATTGGGTGCAAATGCTCCCTAAATCCTTCATTTAGCGTTGTAGCAATTTCTTTATCGCTTAATCCACGATATTGATTATTTGATTCACGAAAGCGTGGATAATCTATGCCTATCAAACAGTCTAAGTCGCCTGGATCTCGATGTGCAGCCCACTGATACGACACGCCAGACCCTGCAAGCCATACATGCGACCACGATTCGCCGCCCATATAAAAATTATTTAGGTGGTTAAACAGCAGTTGAAGTACAGCAGAACGAACAGAAGACTGCAACTTGTCGCCCCTAAACAGGCGTGGGTCTAAAATAGCGGAAGGTTCGCTAAAGTATGATGTCTCACTTGGTTCTAGCATCTAATCCTCGTCGTCGTCCAAGTGGACAATCTTTTGTATGTCAATTTCTCTACGATTGGTTCGCTCTGCGCCATCATTTCTAGTTGGGCTTACAAAGCCACAACTAACGTGGGCTTCTAAAAACCGCGCAGTAGTAAGGTGAGTAAAACTTTCATTAAACCCATCAACGTTAATCATTGCACCGCATTTGCAGGACATTTCAATGTACATGGGCTCTCCTAAAGTCTGCTTACTCCTCTATTGTACTTGGGTCTTGAGGCGATAATGCGGTTATAATCAAAGCAGCCAATTGCTGTTGGCTAATTGAGTGCGCGGCTTCTGTAGCGCCTACTCGTACCTCATTAACGGTTACTTCACGCTCTAGCTGTAGTGGGGAAGTAATGTCAGTAAGTACGTGCCAGTTACCAGTTTTAGCCTTAAGTAGCATAAAACCAGTTTCAAATACTGGGATGTCTTCATTAGTTGTTTCGTCGCTCAATTTGAGATGCCTTTCGAATCGTGGAATTTTTGCATATTAAATGATTTAACTGGGCAAAAGTCGCATAGGTAAACCTGCGGTCCCGAGTAGGCGTCTAGCTTTTCCGCGCGACGCATCTTCTCAGTACCTGCCGATAGCTTTTTCTTGTCTGATTTATAATCAGGGCACTGTCCGCTTGGTCGGTTATGTAGACTGTAGCAGGTCATCGCGTCTTCTGCAAACTGCATGCGAGTATTATAAAAAGGTAAGCCCAAACCAGCGCCCTCTTCGCCAGACAACTGCTTAACTACATCTTCTTTTAGCTCTGGGGTCATCCAAATAGCTTTGGGGACATTCCATAGACGACCATAATGGCTTTCGCCATGACGCTCTACAGTAATATTTAACAGTACATCGCCTGGGTCTTCCTCACCAGGCGGCAGCTCATCGATGGTACGACAAGTCTTACAAACAAGTAAACGGAAATAGGGTTCTTGTTCTTCTTTATCTGCCATATTGTGCTCCTAATAGATAGGTGTTTAGCCTATCACATGAATCTAATTTGTGGTGCTATTACGCCCCTGGGTTTACCTTGTTAGGGTCTTCGCTGTTAATGAAACCGTAATTCATGTATGGGTGTAAACCAGCGCGGTTTTGTACCACGGTCTGGTCACCCTGCCCTGGGGCTACAGTTGTGTTTGGGCGACGCTTGCGGTACTTACCGTCAGTTGCGCCTTCTAGCATGCTCTTGTTCTCTGAACGTGACTTGTTTACTGCCATGATTAACCTACCATTTTATTAGATACTTGCTTTACTGCTTTTCGTCGAGTACACGATGGGCAGATGTCTGAATTTAACGCTTGAACAGGGTTTAATATATAACCGCACTCGTCGCAACCTTTACTGCCATTATACAAGGTACGACCGTCACTTGTAGGGTAAGGTGTAGGAAATGCTGTACCGTCACCCGATGGGTCAACAAATTTAATTTCCATATTATGTGTTTCCTAGCGCGTTTCGGCTTGTAGATTCCTGCGTTGTTGCTTGTCCGCTAAAATCTGTGCGCTGTGTAGGGCGACCAGATAGTTCTACAATATCTTTAATACCGTACTCATGGGTCTCATACCCAAATCTATTTGGAAACATATTAACTTGCGGTAGCGGTGGCCGTACATATTGTTGGATTTCAGGACCGCTCATAGTATTAACGGCTAGTGATTGGGACACCATGCGCTCTGCATTAGATGCAAAAGGGCCTAAATATTCTTGCGGAGGCATAGCAGCTTGTGGTGGTACACCAATTGGCTTATCCCACGCTCTAAATCCGTACTTGCCGTTTGCTGTATTAGGCATTATTTTTCAGTCTTTTTATTAGGTTTTTTAGAAATATTTGCTACAAGTCTTTTCCATTCAGCCGCCGAGTTTTGGTGGTGAATAGTTTTATTGTGTGCGTCAGTAGCAGCAATGTCGTTATCAGCTGTGTGCATTGTGGTGCGCGAGCAATTAGGGCACCCTACTTGATAAAGTGGCATTTAATATTCTCCTATGCCTATTCCCGTTTTAAACAACTTGTTACGGGATTTGGGACTTATCGTCCGCTGTAACCTGAGTTAAAGTTGCCTAGTCTGCCTGAAGCATCCGCTAGTTGCTGACCCGTTACGGCACCCGAAGTATCTGGATTTACTACCGAATCAATTGCACCATTTACAGCATGAGCACCGATTTCTCCGCCAGCAACGCCAGAGGCTGTGCTGTTTGCTGCGCTTTTTGCTCTTCCTGTTACCCTAGACCACATGCTAGGTTTTGGTGCTGCTCTACCAGCAGATGACGCTTCTAGATATGCTTGGTCACCCAATTTACCTGCACCAGCGGCTGCTCTACCAGCGGCACCCGCAGCACCAGCAGCGCCTTCGGCACCAGCAGCAGCAGCTTCTGAACCAGCGATGGCTGCAGTTTCAGCAGCGGTAGCTGCAGCGGCAGCACCTTCGACAGCAGCAGCGCCTTCAGCGGCGGCGGCTAGACCTTCTCCAACTAGCGGTATTAAAAATGCCATGTTAACTCCATTGTGGGCTCAAGCCGCGAAGTTGCGACTGACGTACTTTATTCATTTCTAGTGGGGAACTAGAACGTGTGTTAGCCTTACCATCATTTACTAGGTGAGGCGCTGGTGCTAGCGAGAAAGCTGGCGCAAAACGAGGCGAAGGTACGCTTTTTTTAGCGGCTGCCATTTGTCTAGCAATACCTCGGGTCTCAGCAAACTGCGGAGGTAGGTAATAATCACTTGGATCAATTCTCTCACCGCGATGCACGCCACGCTGATATCCGCGTTGTGTTTGCCGTACTTTTAGGCCATTGAGGACCTGCTCAGATACGCTGTTAGGGCGTCCGCGGTCATCGCGGCGAGTTCTAATTGTACCAAGGTAGCCGTCTGGGTATTCCGCAGATGGCTCTCGCCCGACACCCATTCGTAGGTAGTCCATATCGGAACGCGCAACTGCAACGCCACCGCCACCATAATTGGTGTAGGTGCCGTATAGTCCTCCAGCGCCCAGGCTTTGTACGTTTTGACTTGGCATATACCAAGTTTAAACACTAATTAATTAATTTGTGGTCTAAACTCTTGCCCCATAAAAACTGCCCAATCGTCAAGAATTGGGACTGACAACAAAGTAAATTCTCCAGTATCTTTGTACCATGCAAATCCTACACCTTGCTGCCAGTTTTCCCAATACTTAACTGGTTTCTCATTCGGGGTGATTCCACCCTTTACGCTTGGAACTGCTCCATCTACTCTGCACAAACAACCAGGGCTGAACGCGGCGTTTCTAGCGGGTCCTGTGCTTGTATGGTTTGTGTGGTACAGCATTTCAATGCGGTGAATGTGCCCGT